CATTAAACTTTAATATAACAATAGCATCAGATTATGGTGCTTGTGATGTACCTACATTATGAGAAAATTAATTACTATTTTACTTGTCATTATTGGACAAGTCAGTTTTGGACAAGTGTATCAGATAATGCCACAATATGGTTATTCTGCACCAAGATTTAATACAGATTCAACTTTGCAATTGCCAACATTTAATGGAGTGCCAACATTAAAAAGTAATAAAACTAATAAGGGTGCAATAGCAATTGATAGTACAAATGGCAGATTCTATTTTTACAATCCAAAAACAAGTGCATGGTCACAAGTAACAGGTGGTGGTGGTTCAACTGATACAACTTCTTTGAGTAATAGGATTAATTTAAAATTAAATATTTCAGATACTTCAAATATGCTATCTACTTATTTAAGAAAAACTGATACTGCTACATTGAGCAATAGAATAAATCTAAAATTAAATATTGCAGATACAAGTACAATGCTTACTTCTTATTTAAGAAAGGTTGACACAACTAATAAATTTGTTAGCAATGTTACAAAGCTAAATGATTCAACATTTACTATTTTCAAAGGTTCTACACAAACAAATATCACTTTAACACCATCAACAACAGTTGCAAGTGCAACAAGATTAGTAACTAATGTATATAATAATAGTGGTTTTACAATTACAAAGGGTTCTGTAATATATATCAATGGCGCACATTCAAGTAATTTGCCAACAATAGCATTAGCAAAGGCAAATACTGAAGAAACATCTGCATATACTTATGGATTAGTTGAAACAGATATTACAAATAATAGTGCTGGAGTAGTCATTCAAAATGGAACAATAACTAATCTTAATCTTCCTACTTCAACATATACAGATGGGCAAACATTATATCTATCCCCAACAGTTGCAGGTGGATATACATTAACTAAGCCATTAGCACCTTATCATTATGTTGCAATAGGAACAGTAACGAGGGCGCATCCTACTTTTGGCACAATACAGATTTCAATAAGAAATGGATTTCAGTTAGATGAGCTTTCAGATGTTCAGATTGCAACAGTACCAATAGATTCAACGATATTGCAATTTAGCAGAGTGGATTCATTATGGCATGATGTTAATCCTACAACTGCTATGGGCAATAGATTTGTAAAAAGAACAGATAGTGCAGCAATGCTTTTACCATATTTAAAAAAGATTGATACTGCTTCACTTTCTTCAAGAATAGATTTAAAACTTTCAAAAGTTGACACATCAACTTTGAGTACAAGAATTGATACCAAACTTGCAATAACAGATACTTCAGTATTTCAAAGAAAGAATTTAGCATCATATACATTTATTGCAAATAATACAACTGCAACTGCTAATGGAACTGCACAAACATTTAAAGATTCAGGTTTAAAAGTTTATAATGGTACAATAACATTCACACCAGTAGCTCCATCAGGTGCAACAAACAACACTTATAGATGGTCGCAGATTGGGAAGTTGGTTACAGTAAGAATAAACTTATTATATGCCACTGCAAGTGGTTCTACATTAACAACACTTGTTGCATCTTTGCCATCTGATTGTCCTGCACCTGAAATTCCTACTGGACATAGTGGTGCAAGTACAACTATATGTCCTGCATTTGGTTATCTTTTCACTTCAGTAACAGCATCGCCTACAACTGCTGCTGCAACTATTGGTTTTCTCAGGAGTAATTCAGGGAATAATGGTTATGAGGTTGTATTAATTAGATCAGCAGGAAGTGTTGCTGCTGCATTGATTACATTAACTTATTTTGCACAATAATTATGAAACACATTAGACAAAGAAATAGCAGTACAATACCTGGTGAAACTTATGCAATGGTATTAACTTACAATTGGGATAAACCATTAGAAGAACACCCATCTATTCTTGAACATCCTGAAATGTTTGAAATAGTTGATTGCGAAATACCTGATTATTGTGTATATGTAAACTATGAGAGTTATGATAACTAATATTCTTTTAAGTTTTTTAATTGCTTTATTGTCATTCATGGGCAAAGCGATGTATGATAAAATTGAAAAGTTGATTGATGAAATCAGACAGATAATGATTGATTCAACTTCTTCAAAAAAGGATATAGAAACACTTAAAGATAGTGTAAAAGACCATGAGCATAGATTAATTAACCTTGAAAAATAAATTATGAAAAATCTGAAAACAACAGTTATTGGTTTATTATTATCAGTTGTAATTGCAATTGAGCCAATATTATCAGGTAGTGGTTATCATTTAGATGCACCAACTACACTAAAATTGATTGCAGCAGTATTAATTGCATTGAAGGGTTTTCACACAGAAGATTCTAAATAATATGAAATGTTACTTATTTTTACTTTGTGTTGCTCTATCATCTTGCTTTACCATGCAGAAGGCGAAGATGACAATAAGCAAAATAGAAGATAAATATCCTGAATTATTAGCAGATAAATGTGCTGATAAGTTTCCAGTAGTTTACAAAATTGATACAATTAACTTTACAGATTTCATAAATTCAGTAGATAGTTTTTATGATTTCAAATTAGATACAATTACTAAAAATGATACTATATACAAAACTAAACTTAAAGAAAGTAAAAGTTTTATTAAGGAAATTATTTACAAATATCCACCAACTATTATCAAGATAGTAACTGATAGTGCAAAGGTTTTCAGCTGTCAAGTAAAACTTGACACATCAATAAAAGAAAAAGAAAAGTACAAGAATCTTTATGATGTATGGTTTAAGATTGCCATTGCATTATTCATCATGTTGCTAATAAGCATTGCAATTAGGTTATATGGTAGCAGGTAAAAAGTGTATAGATTTAATAAAAAGATTTGAAGGATGCCAATTAAAGGCATATAAGTGCAGTGCAGGTCATTGGACAATTGGTTTTGGAAACACTTTCTATGAAGATGGCAGTAAGGTAAAAGAAGGTGATGTAATAAGTCAAGATAGAGCAGAAAAACTTTTATTGAATTTATTACCTAAATTTGCTAATATTGTTAACAAAAAGATAAATGTAGAAATTAATCAAAATCAATTTGATGCATTAGTTTCACATACATGGAATTGTGGTGGTTCAGATGGATTATTCAATTTAATTAATAAGAAGGCAACAGAAGCAGAAATAAGAAATTGGTTTGAAACTAAATATATAACTGCAAATGGTAAAGTGCTAAAAGGATTAGTTACAAGAAGAAAAACTGAATCAAATCTATACTATGAAAAAAATTGATCTTGTAAAGGATTACAGAACAAAAAATCCTGAAATGCCTACTGCTAAATTGGCAAGGATTATTTATAATGAAAATAATCTATTGTTTAATAGTGTTGAAAATGTTAGAACTGCATTAAGAACCATTGAAGGCAAAAATGGTCATCAAAAAAGAAAAGAATTAAGTCATCTATATTCAGAGTTTTATGTTGACAACAGACCATTAAATCCTTACAACTTACCAATATCAGATGAAACTATTTATAATCCTTTCATAATTAAAGGATATAAGAAAGTAGGAATCCTATCTGATATACATTTACCATATCATAATTTAGATGCTTTAACAGAAGCATTGACCTATTTAAAAGAAAATAAAGTTGATGCAGTATTATTGAATGGTGATACAATAGATTGCCATCAATTAAGTAATTACATGAAAGATCCAAAGAAAAGGGATTTCAAATATGAATTAGATTCATTAAAAAGGTTTTTTGAAATACTTGATACTGTTTTGAAGTGCAAGATATTTTTTAAGATAGGAAACCATGAAGCAAGATATGAGCATTTTTTAATGCAGAAAGCAGGTGAATTAATTGGAGTTGAAGAATTTGAGTTTAGCAATATTATAAAAGCAAGAGAAAGAGGTATAGATGTAATTGCATCTAATCAATACATGAAGTTGAATGATTTGAATGGTTTGCATGGACATGAGTATAAAGGTGGAATTTCAGCACCAGTAAACATTGCAAGGGGTTTATATTTAAAAGGTAAAGTTT